GCCTGAAGAAAGCCGAGGCGCGTTTAGAGATTGATCGAAAGAAAAGTAATGCGCCTGTTCGGGGTCCCGCCATTGTGTACGCCGCCTATCTGATTGTCGTTATCATTTTCAACGTGTTACCCGAGGCATTCGGAAAAGAAAATGAGTGGTGGAAAATTGCCATGAATGTATGCGTAGCCCTGCTATCTGCACCCGCCGCATATCTTGGTGCGATCAACGCCGTACACACCGAACAGAAGGCGGCTTTATTGCCGACTTCTGGAACTCCGACTTCTGGAACTACTTCTGGAACTCGACTTTCAAAACCACTTCTGAAAGTGACTTCCAGAACTCCGGCTTCCAGAACTCCTACTTCTGGAACTAACCTGCAACCGATGGGGTTTCAGAAGTCCGCGACTTCCGAAACTAAAACCGGCAGACCTTCCATCCACCAAGACCGAGTGTATGAGTATATGGAACAAGTGTATAAGGATCAGAACCGCGTGGCTTCCTTCGCAGAAGTAGAGCGGGATCTGGAACTTCCACAATCCACGGCATCCAGATTACGGAACTCGTGGGTAGATAAGAACGCGAAAGGAGAGCAATAATGTTCGATCCGAATAATGAAATGGGTGTGGTTGTCCGCTTCGCGCAGGTATGCGAGTCGTATGGGTACGAGATCGTCAGTATCCAGAGCGCGTATCCTGACGCAGTAATCAGAGGGTTTGATAAAGAATGGCGGGTGGAATTCGAGTATCTCGCCAGCAACTTTCTTGCCCACCGCCATGACCCGCGCAAGTGCGATCTGATTGTGTGCTGGGTTAATGACTTGCGAGACAACGAACTTCCCTTGACTATTTGGGAGCTATCAAGTGACGCGGACTTTTGTCTTATCCTTGAAGTACCCGAGGCGGCAAAGGAACTTGCTTATTACCGAGCAGAAAACAAATACCTGCGCCGCCAATTAGATCAAAGGTCAGCGCGTTCAAGTGATGGCGAGGTAGCCGAGCGGATCATAACTTTTGTCTATGATATTGAGACCCGCGAAGGTAGAACCCCAAGCAGCCGAGAGGTTGCCGCAGCGATTGGTTGCGCGAATAGCTACGCCTTTACTGTCATGAAAGACATGAGAGACGTAGAGCCAAGCGAGGTCTAAATGCCAGAAACCCCGAACACCCGCCGAACATTCCGCCCGGACGGAGCCGACCCCATGCCGGAACTGAAGAAACACCTGACGCCCGAACAGTGGTTTGAGGTAGCCGAAGCCTGCGAATTCGTGAAGAGTCAGACTGGGCACGGGCAGGTTACGATAGAGTTCAAAGCTGGCAATCCGCGCTTCGTGAAGTTTATGGTTGAGATCAGTAAGGAGTTGAAGCCGTGACAGAACTATACGCACTTACCCGCAACACGAACGCAGACGAACTGCGTGAGAAGTTAAAGACCGCGCCGCGTGAAGACATCGAAGCCGCCCTGTTCAACGAGCGTTACAATAAGTTTTGCTACGAGTGGGCAGATAAAGAGATGGAGAAGCGCATCCCGTATATGGGCTGGTTTTGGCGACGTTGTAACTTTTACGAAGGCAGGATACCAGTAAGTACAGACGGTATATTCGTGGGCGTAACCCAAAGTAATAAATGGGGATACCCCCAGAGGTTACTACAGCCCCATGAGGTAAAGATATTCATGGGTTACTTGGACGCAGCCATACGAGAGAGCGATAAGGGCGGCGACATGGACGTAATCAATAGCAACGTAGAAGCAGAGTTAACCGCCTTGCGTGAGTGGATGCAAACCCTGACCATCGAGGGAGAACCCGACACAGAATAGTGCTATAATATCGAAGTAGTCACGCCCGACAGACGCAATGCGCGGGGCACATCTCGAAAGAGGTGTGCCCCGTTTTGCGTTTAAGTCCGGCGATCCCCAACAGAAAAGAAACGAGGAACCCCATGGAACAATTATTAATTGACTTCGCACAAGCGATCAGCCCCGCGTTACAGACCTTGCTCGAAGGTGTACTTGTGATCCTTGCCACCCAAGCCGTCGCATGGTTCCACCAGAAGTACCAAGACCAGCGGGCGCAGATGAGCGAGCGCAACCAATGGGCGCTAGATTTTCTTATCAATCAATCCATCCGCGCAGCCGAACAGTTGTACCGTGACGGCAACGGAGAGGCGAAGAAAGCCTACGTCTACAAGATCGTAGAGAAAGAACTTGCCACCCGTGGATTGACCATTGACTTCGATGTACTCGACGCCCGGATTGAAGCCGCCGTATATGCGGAATTCACCAAGCCGACCCAGACATTTATCCCGCCCGCCGTTGGGTAGCCCATGAGCGAGACAATAATAGCGGTGATTATCGCGTCCATTGCCTCACCCTTGTTACTCGAAACATACCGGGCAGTACTTGGCAGAAAGAGCAAAGCCGAGGAAGAAACCCGGACACGCATTACACAACTCGAAACAAGGGTGATCGATCTACAAGCCGCGAACACAAAGCAGCTTGTAGAAATAGGCGTGCTTCAAGCCCGTAATCAAATGCAGGAGCAGGAGATTACCAAGCTACGCGAGGAAGGGAATGCAAAAGACATACGCATTCACGACCTTGAAACGCAGGTAAACGCCTTGAACTTGAAGCGGAGAAGTAAGAGAGTGTAATGTCTGACAACACGCAAAAGACAGGCAAAGGTAAGCGAGGCGGTAAGCGTTCGACTTCATGGAAGCCGGGGCAGAGCGGCAACCCAGCAGGCGGACCAAAGCGAGGCGGAAGCCTAAAGGAAATACTGGACTACTACGACCAGTTATCCCCCGAGGAAATCGCCGCGCTACTTCCGACTGGTGAACTGAAGACAGCCTACCTGCAAATGCCCAAAGGTGTAGCCATGAAACACCTGAAGGTATTACGGATCAACGCCGCTATTATGTTTGACCCTTCGCCGGGACTGGTGAACTTGATCCACGAGCGCACCGATGGAAAGGTACCGGACGAACTGAACAACCGCACAACCCTGACCATCGAAGGCTTGAACGATGTACTGAAAAAGGTATATGGACGTACTCGAAGTAAACGCTGAGATAGAGCAAATGGTGATCGCAATGTGTGGCGCGGGATGTCCCGAGGATCAGACAGAGCGGTTCATTACATCCGGCTATGTGCCCATCGAAGGGATGTTACCTTTCCACGCATGGGCACGAGAGGCAGACAAGCCGGGTGGACCGAATGAAATCTCCCTCGGCGGGAAGCGCGGACCTGGCAAGAGTCATACCATCATGGCGCAGGTAGGGCTTGATGATTGCCAGCGCCACGGTGATTTGAAAGTCCTGTTCTTACGCAAGATACAAAAGAGCGCGACCGAGTCATTGGATGATGTAATCCGCAGGGTGTTTGCCTTCACTACCTACACCAGCAGCCGCGACCGCGTATCCTTCCCGAACGGCAGCCGCATCCTGATCGGTGGCTTCAAGGATGAGAAGGACATCGAGAAATACCTGGGTATCGAGTACGACATTATCGTCATCGAGGAAGTGACGCAGATCACCGAGACAAAATACATTAAGTTACTTGGTTCCTTGCGTACTTCTAAAACCGGATGGCGACCACGCATGTATACCTCAACGAATGCGGATGGCGTCGGCTTATCGTTTTACAAGAAGCGGTTTCTAGAGTCTGGCAGGTTGAAGAAAGAAATCACGCGCCGCTTGCTTGATGTTACGGACATTCACAACCCATTCCTTAATCCAGAGTACGAGGATTATCTCGACAGCCTTACTGGTGCATTAGGTAAGGCATGGAAGAAAGGTGACTGGGACGCCTTCGCAGGGATGGCATTCCCACAGTGGAACCGAGATAAGCATGTGGTGGAACCGTTCGACATACCGGATAACTGGATCAAGTGGAGAGCTACGGACTGGGGTTTTGCTGCACCCTTCTGTACTCTCTGGTTGACTAAGAACCCCGACACCCGCCGCGTGTATGTGTACCGCGAGTTCTACGCCAATGAGTTGACCGACAAGGCACAGGCACAGGGTATTAAAGACATGACCCCGCCCAATGAAAAGATCAGCATACACTACGCAGACCCGGCATTATGGGCGACGAAGAACAAAGACGGAGTAGTTTACAGCACGGCAGACGAGTACCGGAAGTATGGCGTACCCCTGACCAAAGCCGACAACGACCGGCTATCTGGTAAGCGCAAGATCAACAACGCACTGGCAGACCAGCCAGACGGACTACCCGGATTGCAGGTATTTAGCACATGCCCGCACTTAATCGAGCAATTATCTGGACTGGCAAGCGACCCGCACAACCCGGAAGATGTAGACACCGACGCCGAAGACCACGCCTACGACACGCTACGCTACGGGTACACGAACGAACGCAGAGTAGAGCACAAGCCGCCGCCCAACACGAGCAACCCCTTGAATGAAGTGTTCGGTAGAAAGAGGTACTAGCACATGGACATGGTAAAGTTTGAAAAGATACGCAAGGCAGACGATAAGACAATCAGCAACTTCTCAACGCGGGATGAAATGTTTCGCGCCTTTGAATATATGTACTGGATCGAGGACGAGGTACGCAAACCCAACGGGTACGACAAGACCGACATCCGCTACACCAAAGACCCATCCGCCCGCAATGATGTAACTGGAATGCACCGGTTACTAAAGACGACCAAGCCACAATTCA